TTTGGAGGTCTACCTCCCGTCGATGTCGACAAAAAGCGAAAGCAACGAGCTGGAGCTCGCCAAGTGGTCAAGGAAGATGGGCTGGAGTCCAACACTTTCACAACCTATGATCATGAGGTTAAATTCGAGAACATCAAAGCGAACGTCAATGTTTGCCGTGTCAAAAATGACGACCCAGAGACAGGAGTCGGGGTCGCTAAAGGCGCGATATTGGCTGGCGTTCCGCTGACTGTACCAAGCAACACAGCTGCCGCGACCACACATGCCATGAAGAAGCGTTGTGATTACAAGCCTTCTCTCAAGAATATCGATTCCTTCCGTCGTGGGCATGAGATTCTCATGTCCAAGTTTGAGAAGTTGGATACGATTCGAGTGGATAAAGATCTCATGGATGAGTACTTTTCCACATGTGAGCCGGGGAAAGCAAAACGGTTGTTGGAAGCGTTGGATGAAGCGCAATGGTGTAGTCAGATGGATACAAAACACGTGTTCGCGAAACAAGAAGTTCTTCTAAAGGAGCACAAGTCCCAGCCGCGCATTGTCTATCAAGGAACAGACATGTACAATGCGTTGACTGGTCCTGTTGTGATGGAGCTGAACAACAGGATGAAACGTGTCTTCTCAATGTCCAACCCATTAAATACCGGCAATATCGCACTGTACGCGTGCGGTGCTAAGGGTGAGGAATTGGGAGAGATCATGGAGCAGGCAAAAGGCGTACCTGTGGAGAGCGATGCGAAGAACAACGATGGAAGTCAACCAAAAGAACTTAGGAAATTTGAGGCTATGTTCTATTGGAAATTGGGTGCACCGGAGTGGTTTGTTAGAGAGTTTGCGCGTACTATCAAGATACGAGTGTGGACCCGTTATGGAATCTGCGCCCCTATCGTTGGTCAGCGTTGGTCCGGAGAGACGACGACGACCACCGGAAATTCGTACACGCATATGGCATTGATTCAGGCTGCGCTGGAGCGCGCCTCAATCGAGGAATCTACAAACGTGCACGGTGGGGACGACTACCTGGGATTTGTCGTGGGTGACGAGGCCAAGTTCAAGACTGAGATAGAGAAGGTCTTCGACGACACTGGAATGGTCGCCGAGGTTGTTCCTCAGAAGGACCGTCACTATGCTACCTTTTATCGGAAAAGGTACATCCGCGGCACCATTGGGTGTCGTCCCGTCCCACAATTCGGGCGCGTGTTGGCAAAGATTAACCTGAGACCAAATCGAAATACTCAGGTTAACGATCGTGATTACATGAGCGGCAAGTATTTATCTGCCGCTTATGAGCATCGACACGTGCCCGGTATCAAGGATCTTCTACTCGCAACCAGCGCAAGACTGTCTGATACCCCCTATCTTGATGTACGCATAAGTAAACTCAAGGAGATGGGGGGCAGGGATAACGTCCATGCAATTGTGTCTGGCGTCCGAGAGCATACGATCACCGATTTTTCCAACTATCTTGATGAAGTCTATGGCATTACCTATGACGACCTTTTCGACTTATATGAACGTTCCGCTCAGAGTTGCTTGGACTACTGTGAGGGCTGGACGTTTGTAGGGAAGGACGGCAAAGTCACTAACAAGAAGGGGAATTCAAAGTACATCGCGCCCAAGATGTCCGGTGATACGATCGAGGCGCTCGTCCGCATGGATGTGCAATGAGAAGAAGTACTGACCACTTGGGAGATGTGAGTAGCAACACAACACAGACCCAACAAGAAAAAAAAAAAAAAAAAAAAAAAAA